GCTTCGTCATTGGTTGATCGATAGAAACGCAAAACATTTTCATTTTGTGGGCGTGGTCCAACAAAGTTGGGGTTAAGGCCACTGACCAGCTTTTGCTGCATATCTGTCAATGCTTCTTTGCGCAATGTGTCTGGGCGTGTAGATAAAGCGCCTTGAATCGTTGTGGATGCCTTGCCGCCTTGGGTATACAGGCCACGCACAGCTTGCAGTAATGTTTGGTTTTCAGCCAAGATTTCGCCATTGGCAATGCGTTGCACGATCTCATCTGTGGTCAGACCAGTCTCTCCAGCCAGACGCTGAATTTCAGCCTCTGCTGCCTTGCCACCTCGACCACCAGTCATTCGTCTGGCAGCGTCTAGCGCCATGTCTGTGAGTTTTCCAGCGCCCATGAAGCCAGCCTGCACCACTGGGGCAATAGATGCACCCATCATGGTTGAGCCTGGCACTCTGGCCGCACGGGCTGCAAAGTCGCCTTCACCAGTCATAAAACCTGTGATGCCGCCTTGAGCGCCACCAAGCGCTGATGTTCCGGCCAATGCCCTGACCAATGGGGCGACACTGGCCGCCATGCGTGGGCCAGTCAGTGGCGCTGCCGTGCCGCCAGTGGCCGCAGTCAATGCAGCCGCTGATCCAACACCGCCCAGAGCCTCATAGCCCAATGCCTCAAATGGGGCTTGTGCCTGGTAAGCCTTCATCTTGCCTTGAATTTCAGCAAGCACTTTGCCATAGTCTTCACCAGTGACTGATGCGCGCAAACGCGCTTCCATCTCGTCAGCAGAGCCAAGGGTCACGCCCTGCGCAATAGAGCGCAGACGTTGGGTTGGCGCTTGTGGCAATGGTTGGGACAATGCAGGCGCTGGCGCAGGGCGATCAATTTCTAGGCTTTGCGACAGAATGCCTTTAAGAATAGTCAGCTTTTCATTAGATAAGCCAGAGACATCACCTTGCTTTATCTTGAGTAATTCTTCGGTTGTGAAACCTTCCAATGCATCACTCATCTTGGACCTCCAGAAGAACGCAATTGCAATTGTCTGTTAACAGCATCTAGCAATGGATTGCCGCCACCACCGCCACCACCACCATAAGGCGTGACTTGGTACATAGGTGCAAACTGCTCAAAGCCTGGTATTTTCATTGCTCGGTTTAAATAATCTTCTTGCGTTGCTAGGCGATATCGAGCTGTTTTCTGTGCTGATGCTAACGCTTGCCTAATCTCAGCAGCGCTCAGTGTTTGATCGCCAGCAGCTGCGCGTCTAAGAATTCCACGCTCACCTTCTGTCAATGAACCTTGGCCACGCATTTGGGCCGCAGCATCAAGTTCTTGCTGGGCTAAACCTTGGACCACAATTCTGGTGTTCGCAAGTTGCTCATTTGCGTCAGCGCCAGCAACACCTAGTTGTTGACCAATTCTGAGCATGGTAGTTCTGTAATCAGCGGCTGGTCCGAGGATAGCCTTATCAAGCGCAGGCAGCATTTTTTCTACATTGATCAATGTGTCATTGGCAGACCTTGCGCCTTGTGTTAATTCTCCCAGCACTTTGATTGTTTCAGTTCCAGCACCAGCCACGAATTGAGATTGTCCAGGCGGTAGTTTCACATCGACTTTTGTTGTTGGTGCAATTTGTTTGCGATACTCGCCAACTTGACCAATGCCTGCTGCACCAGTTCCAGCCAATGGCGTGCCACTGATGTACTCCACAGCGCGAATGTCAGGTGACTGGGCCTCGTATGGCATAGCGCCTTCAGCGACCCTTGACTGGCCCATCTTGTTGTACTGCAACATGACTGTTTTGCCGTTCATCACCACAGGCGTTGGAGGGCCATATTCAGCTTGTGATTGTGCAATCTTCAATACTTCTGGCAAACCTTCTTTTCGTGGCATTCCACCAATTAAGGCGCGTTGTGTTGGATTAAGGAATGCCAATGGGTCTGTGGAAGTTGCCACTGGCGCAGGCATTTGCTGGGCCAGTTGAGCGCGAGCCACTGTTGGACCAGCAGGGCCAGCCACAGTTGTTGGTGCAGCCAAAGCCGCTTGCTCTGGAGTCAATGCAGTTGTTGTCTGACCTTGGCCGCCAATTAACTTTCTCCAAGCCTCATTGCCTGCCAGCTCTTGCTGACCTTCTTTGAGCTTCTGTCCCAAAAGCATTTGCTGAAATGCGTTTGTTGTGCCTTTCTCATAAGCACCTTGGCCAGCCTCAAGGGCAGAACCAAGAGCTTGACCTAAACTAATGCGTTGTGGACTACGGCCACCAGCCTTCAAAAGTGCAGCAGCTGCTGCCAATGTAGATTGAGTTCCTAAACGCTGGCGTTGTTGGGCCGTTAACAGTTTTTCTAATTCACTGCCAGAGTCGCCACCAAACATATTGCCTAAAAGACCTTGAAAATCAAAATCAGCCATTTTTTACCCCTTAACCAAGTGCGCCAAGAATTCCACCAGCAATAGCGCCATAAGGCCCAAACAATTGACCACCAGCCATAGCACCACCAAGGGCGCCAGAGACTGGGTTTTGACTGTATGGAGTCTGAGTGACCATGCCCAAATTGGCAGGCTGCGCACCCAAACTGGTTTGCACCACACCCAGACGCTGCAAACCAATGTTGCGGATTGCATCCATCTGTTGCTGGTCCAATGCCTGACGCGCACCACCAGCACCCATGACCGCTTGAGCGCCACCAAGACGCAATGCTTGTTGCTGTGCAGCAAGACCGCCAAGAGTGCCAGCCGCGCCAGTACGCAATTGCGCACCTTGCAAGCCTGCTTGCTGATTAGCAATGTCGGCTGCTGATCTGCGTGCGATGTCGGCTTGTTGCATGGCCATTGCCTGGTTGAATGCCTGCTCGTTCAAAGATGTCCCAAGTGTGGCGGCCTGCTTGGCGAACCCTTGGTTTGTCAGAGCCTCGGCCACACCTTGGCGTGATCCACCAAATGCACGGGCAGCTGTGGCGCGTTCACCAGTCTGAGCAATCGCAGCGCGTCTTGCAGACTCCAGATCGGCTAATGCATTGGTGCGCACAGACTCTGTATATGGATTCATGTAAGAGCCAATAGTGCCTGGTCCTTGTCCAAGGCCAAGATTGGTCTGCTGCGCTGTGATCTGACCAGGCTGATAGACACCGCCATAAGCGGCCATCTGTGCGGCCAAGTCTGTGCCACTGATGCCTGGGCCAGCGAGGCCAGCGTTGACCAGAGCTTCCTCGCCTGCCTGGTACATCGGGTTATAGCCAGCAAACTGCTGGACTGGCAATGCACCAGCGACACCTTGGGCCTGCTGAAAGTTGGCTAAGAACGCTTCCTTGATCTGTGGATCAATGGAGCTTGTGCTTGTTGTTGTTCCACCTTTTGACATATTGCCACCTTATCCGAGTAAAGACTTCATTTTCTTGGCAGGCACTTTGCCTTCGTTGATCATGTCCAAAAGTCCCTTGCCGTATTTATCGACTGAAGACTTCTTGATCACATATTCTCCGCGCATCATGTTGACTTGACCCTCATCTGGTCCAGCAGGGTCACGACCAGAAACATTGGTGATCAGACCGCCATAGAATTTATTATGAGAGACAAGACCTTCAGAAATGTAGGTGTGTGCGTCTGTAACCACCATCTCAATGACTGGTCCAGTGCCTACATCAGTGATGCTGACCAGTTTCTTGGTCACATCTCCAAAACCGCGAATTGATGTGCCAATTTCAATGTCGCTTATCTTTTCCCACTTATTGTCAGCAGTTAAAAATTTATGCGTAATGGAAATAATGATCTTTTGGCCGTCATCAAACAGCGCTTCAACTTTGGGGCGCTGAAGAACATTGACATATTCGACTGGAAAGTCGCCATAGACAAATGTCTCATCATGTAGCGTGTGCAACATATCACCGACCTTGAGATCGCCTGCGCGAACAGTGCTGCGATCAGCAAGCAAAATATGCACATCTGGGTCTACGCAGTCGCCACTGGCAGCACCACTGCCATTGCCACCGCCATCCCCACCACCGCCATCCCCACCATCACCGCTGTCACCACCACCAGCGCCATAGTAATCAGCCAATGTTGTGCCACCCTTGGCAGCAAGGTCTCTTGCCAAATTAGCCGCTGCGATCTGGTCATATAGACCAGGGTTGTAGCCACCCATGGGCAAGTTACCGACAACATTTTGATAAGGATTACCGACTGGTCTCATCTGGCCCATGATCTGGCCATAGGGTGAACCACTGCCACCCACTGCAAATGGGTTGTACTGAGAGCCAATTGGGATTGATGTGTAATTGTTGAAGTTCTGGGGAAAGCCTTGGGTTGCACCAGCAAATGGTGTGGTCGCTTTGAAACGATTTTCAATGTCTGTGCCAGGCATCCCAGTGATCTGACCCACTTGGCCCGTTGTGATGCCAAGACGATTCATCTCAGCAGCAATTTGCGTGTCAGTCAAATTAGGTGTTGTCTTGAGCCAGTTGGCAAATGCGTCATAGTTAGTTGTGGTTTTTGTGACTGGCGTTGTCACCACTGGAGTTGTCACCACTGGCGTTGTAACTTTAGGAGCAAATGGTGCAAGTCTTGACTGCACTTGGCCCACTGGCACACCCGTCATGCTTGATATTTGCTGGGCATTGAGACCCAAACGATTCACTTCAGCAGCAATTTGTGCATCAGTCAGGTTGGGCGTTTGCAAGTAGTCATAAAGACCAGTCTCTGCTTGCGTTGCAAAGGTTGGCTTTGTAGCCGTTGCAGTTGGTGTCGCAGCTGTAATGCGTTGCTGCACAGTGGCCACTGGTACACCCGTCAAGGCAGAAACCTCTTGTGCTGAAATTCCAATTCGGTTTATTTCATTGGCAATTTGCGCATCTGACAAGCCTGGTGTCTGTAAATACGCCAATAATTGTTCGGTCTTTGTAGCCATAGTCTTCCCCTAAAGTTCCTTTGCAAGTACAGCCCATTTCGGTTTGTACCCTTCGTCTTTCAAAAATGTCTCTGACCAGCCCCTTCGGCCTGCTAGAGTCACCCTGGTGCAGCCAATAGACTTGCCCCAGGATTCGATCAATGGTCTCATCCTTGAGAGTTCGTCTAGGTCTCCACCAGCTAAGAAGTAATGCAAATTCTTTAGCCTGGGATAGACAACGATCTCGGTTAATACCACTGAGTCCTTGGCTGGCCACAACTGCAATCTGTGATCCTCAACCATCTCAGCGACATCGTCAAAATTATGTGTGCCTCCACTGTATTCTAAAGCAGCCTCCACATGGTGGCGCAGTCTTTCCAGTTGTTCTTGGTCACTCATCGCTTACCAGCTGGCACAGCATCAAGCCTCATCACTCCAACGCGCCAGTCGGCCAAAGTGTTGCCAGTGACCCTCATATTGACTTGGCGGCCAGAGAACCTGACAGAAGTTGGGTTGGCTGCCGTGTATGGTCCAAATGACGATTGAGTGCCAGTTGGGTAATTTCTGGTTTTGAATGAGACCACCGCCTCACCCAAGGTCTGCTCGTCTGGGACAACTTGGCGCACCGACATGATGTTGTCGCCATTGCCCAATTGGACTGGGCCACTTTCAGCGTAAAGGCTGGCGCTGTCATAGTTAAAGCCAACTTCATGCTCGTAGATGTAGCCAGTGCTGGAGACCATCAAAGGATAGGTAAACACTCCGGCATCGACCCCAGCAGTTCTGGCCAATGTGCCAATGTTCCAGTGGTTTTCGCGGTAGTTGAAAGTGACATAACTGTCATTCTCATTGCTCGATGCGCTTGGGTAATACCACCAAATCTCACCATACTTGCTGACATGGACCGCATAGATTTTGGAGGCTTGGGCATAGTTGATGTTGTCAAATATGTAATCTGACACATCACTTGGCAGTGGCTTGACATAGCCGTCATAAATCCAAAAGCCTGCGCGTGACATCCAAATGGCTGCCGTATCAATGGCCGCCACCGCTTGGGCCGAAATGAGACCGCAGCCAGAGCCAGCCTTCTCAAAGCCATAGACAAATGGAGCGCCAACATACTAGGCCGTGTGGACATCCACATCTGTAAACAGTAAGTTGACACCCTTGACCCGCTTGCCAGCAATGAGTGAGCCAGGCGTGGCTAAGTCATAGTCGCCTGCAAGGTTGTCGCCTGCTGGTGTCCACTGGGTATTGTTCTCTTGGTCGCACCACTGCACCTTGCGTGGGTTTCCACCAGCGCCAAGGGCAAAGATAATGCGCTCTTGCGTGACCAAAACTGCCTTGTTGCCAGTTGGTGCATTGGTAATGGCTGCGGCCAGTGTGGGCGTTGCAAATCCCAATTGCCACTCATAAATCTTGCCATCGGTGCTGGAGCAAGCAATCAAATACTCGCCCCATGTATCGAGTGACCAGGTGGTGGCAGGGATTGGTGTGCCAGTGTCTGGCCTTGCAATGCCATAGGCAAACGTGCCATAGGTGCTGTAGCCATAGCCTGTCAGGGTTGTGGAGCTTGCGTAGCCACTGGTGAATCCCGTTGGCGTAATGTCTTTGAGTGTCCCCGCCTCATTCATGGCGTAGAGCTTGGAGTGTGTTCCAGCGCCAATGTATCGGTTGCCACTGTTATCGCGCCAAGTGATGATGCCTCGGCATGAGCCAGTCATCTGTGAGCTTGACCTGGTACGCCATCCATTGATGGGCCTGAGTGTCCCCTCATACCAGCGCACTAGGTTTGCGTCATACCAGCGGCCTGCTGCCTGGTATTCAGTACCATTTCGGAAAACACCTGGGGGTAGCTTTAAAGGTATGTACATGGCAGTATTTAGGTAATGTTTGAGACAAAGCTCATTGTGACAATGGCTGATGGGACTGCTGGCCTTGTGGGGCTTGTTCCGGCAGGGTATTGCTCAATGGATACACCCGTGTCGGTTGGCCTCCACATTATCTCAACATAGTTGGTCGCATTTAAGCTCACAAAGTAATTCATGGCTGCAATGATGTGATACGGGTCGCCAACACCTTTTCTAGGTGCAAATCCAAATCGACTGTTTGAATTGGCCACATTTGTGCCATTGACCCGAAACCAGACATCCACATCTTGAGACGCATTTGTCGTATTTGTAAACTGAATGGAAAACTGCAAGTTCCAGATTCCGGCATCGGCCACAGTGATTCTGGACCCACTGGCCACAGTCACACCATTGGCAAAGTCTGTGGTGTTGAATGTGACCGCATAGGCCGTAGTGGTGTTGGCAGCCACTTGGTCGGTCGAGTCTTGAAAAGCCCCATAGGGTGCATTCATAAACCGACCGCCTCTTGGTCCAAACAAAGAACCCAGCACACTGGCCAGCTTTTTGAAGTAAATAGTCAAAGAGCCATTGTTCTCATTGAAATGCCTGCGCTCATACACCTCGGTGGGATAACCAAGGGTCGGTGGTGCTGGATTCTCAAGTTGTTGTGTTTGGCTGGCCATGGCTAATTATGTCAGGACAGACAGTGCATGGTTGATGTGTTTGATCCGATCATCTAGGCCAATAAACCCGCCATTGATCTTTTTGGTCATGGTCCGATAGTCTTGGCTGTCTGCATACTGGTTGAGCTTGTGGGTGTCCCAAAACCATCCGGCAGTCATAGCGGCATAACGGGGTGTAGCAACCAGCTCAGGCTCCATAACAAAGTCAACACCACATGATTGGCCAGCGTGAAAATAATTTGCATGGCCAGTAAGCTGAATGCAACCACGGCCACGAAAACGATACCCATCTCCAGATGCTTCATCTCTATTCCCCATACGATTTGAGTAAACAGTATTTGCGATAAGTCGTGGATTTCTCTGACAAGCCTGCGCCTTGGCCGCATCAAAGCGCCTTGGCCATAGCTTTTGCAAAGCCTCTGCCCTGTAATTCAAGTTTTCTTCCAAGACTCTAAAGTTGCCACACTCATGGCCACACTGGCCAATAAAGGCGGCCTGTCTCAGTGGCGTTGAAATGTCAAAGCGCTGGAAAGTCTCATTAAGCGCATCGACCCACTCTGGACCAATGTGCAGTTGCTGGAGCTGCTGACTATTGACCATTGACAAGTCTCCTTACTTCTTCGTAGGCGCTGGCGCAGGCGTTGAGCTTGGTGATGGCTTTGTCTCCTTCGGCTGCGATGTCGATAAGAGCTGCAATAGTCTGTCGCTCAGATTCGCTTGCATCGGGCTGGCTGGGTTGTGTATCTCCAGTGGCAGCGCTGGCACTTGCATTGTTTTGTGGACAACTTGGGGCTGGGAGGCGCAGCCGACCAGTCCGAGCAAGCTCATGCATAGCAGACTGTTTTTTCTTGACATCATCTTGGGCCTTTCTGAGTTTCGTTTCCTGATCTTGCAGTTTCTCGCCAAGCTCTTTCTCTTTGGCTCTGGCTTCATCATTCTTTTGGGCAATGGCAATCTTCATGTCATTGTC